TACTTAGTGAATGGCCAGAAATGTTTAGAGTCCGAAAAAACAATCTTACCTATTACAAAGATATTGAGACGGATAGAATGCTAAAAGATTCTAAACCATTAACATTAGAAGAGAAGGAATACATGCAAATACTTCTTAATAAACTATCTGACATTGAAGCAGATGTTTTAATATCACATATAGTTCAAGATATTCCACTCAACGAGTTATCCAAAAAATGGAATCTATCTCGTAATAGAATATCTCAAGTAAAAGAAGAGTTAGAGTTAAAGCTAGAAAAGTTTAGGCTTTTTATAGATAAGGACGGAGTAACATGCCCAGAGCAATTTGGAATGTATTTAGGTAAGCACTATCCCTCTAGAGTTTATGCAAGCGTTTGACACTAGCCTATCTATCGGCAAGCAAAGAGAGTCGGAGTTAATCGAGTTCTTTCAATCCAAGGGGCATAAACCTGTTGCAATACCAGGTAAGTTCACAGGCTTTGATTTCTTTCTGGCGAATACTAAGGAAGCATATGAAGTAAAGCAGGATTGGAAAGCTCATTACTCTGGCAATCTAGTGGTGGAAATTAGCATGTATGGTAAACCATCCGGGCTAATGGGAACAACCGCAGATTGGTGGATCTTTGACACGAAGGATGAGTTTATATTCATTACTCCAAAGCAACTTAAGGACATGATCATTGAGAAGAATCCACCACTGCGACAGTTTACAGGAAAGGGTGATACACAACCCAAGAAAGCATACCTAATACCCGTGGAAACAATAAAAAAATACGCTAAAAAGGTAGTCTTGAGGAAAGGCATACTACAAGCACCTACACTTAAATACAATGGGAAAAATTAATAATGTAATGAAAAAGATAATATTTACTGCTATGTTCATCACCGCAATAATCACTTGGTTGTGGATGATTTTCGCATGGACATTGGCAATCATAGGAACATAAAAAATGACAACAGAAAAACAAGATTTACGGATCAAAATAAACAACGAAACACACCAACTGTTAGATGCCTACTGCGAGCAGTCTGGTACAACTAAAGGGCAAGTTATTACTGACCTGATTTGGGTCAGTATTTTACCCCGCCTCGCGCACGCACGACATATTCTATCGAATATGTATATTAATAATATATGTAGTACCCCTGACATTTCTGAGGTCAAAAGCAAGACCCGTGGAAAGAGATTATTGCCTGCTGATTTTTCACCTGACAAACTCATAGCAGATAAAGCAGGCATAGATTACGATGGTGCGTTGGAAGCATTCAAGGATTGGGCAAATGCAGGTGGCAAGAAATACCTTGATTGGGATGCCTGTTTTCGCACTGCTTGCAAAACATGGCTAAAGGAAAAGTTTCCACACCTTCGCAAAATAACATCAAGCCAAACAACGAAGGGTCTTCGATTTTGATTGATTTTGAATTAGCAGAACGAGCAGTGCTATCTGCCATGCTCAGAGATGAGAGTGGCGTGGCAACTGCACAAGCAGGTGAGTCTCTTACCAAGGATGACTTCTCAAGCATGGATCGATCCTCGATCTTTGAAACGTGCTTACAGTTATCACCTGCTAATGAGGTTGATGTTATCATTGCCAAGCCAGAGCTTGCAGATGAGGTTACCTTTCTCAGCGAGAAGTATGGTGGTGGATCTATCTCCAGGTACATCGATTATCTCATTGAGTATCGCAACACGAGATCCGTTGAGCGTGCATTGTGGCAAGCAACTGATGACCTCAAAGCAAGTAAACCAGCAGAAGAAATTAGCCAGACATTTGTGAATACCATTGCCAAGTCCCTTTCTCAAAGGAAGGGCGTGGTAAGTTGTGGTGCAGCAAGCAAGCAAGCATATGCCGAGTTTCTCGAAATTGATGCAGGTGGTACACAAGCAATCCCAACAGGCTTGGAAAAGTTAGATGAAATTCTTGGTGGTGGATTCAAGAAGGGTAGCTTGTACGTCCTTGCAGCTAGACCAGGAGTAGGGAAGTCTGCTCTTGCCATACAGATGACCTATGAGACTGCAAAGCGTGGTCTAAGGGCAAGCTATGCAAGCCTTGAGATGACCGCAAGTGAGTGCAGTGCGCGTCTCTTGAGCAATGTCAGTGGTGTACGAAAACCAACAGGCAAGGGATTGCTCAATGCCGGGCATAAGCAAAAACTTGAGAAGCAAGTGCAAGCCATGCAATCATGGCCAATTACTTTCAAAGATGATAACCAAGCAACCATGCAAAGTATTGAGGCATTCATTGCTAAACAGAGATTGGAAGGCGAGCTTGGTTTAATCGTTGTCGATTACTTGCAACTACTCTCTTCACCTGGGCATGACTCACGAGTGCAAGAGGTTAGCCACATTTCTCGTTCCTTGAAAGCGATTGCCATGAATTATGATGTACCTGTGCTTGCCCTTTCTCAGCTTAACCGTGCGCTTGAGTCACAGAATAGAAACCCCATGCTCTCAGACTTGCGTGAGTCTGGATCAATAGAGCAGGATGCTGACTGCGTGCTTCTCTTGCACCGAGAGACAGAAGCAGATCCAATCAGTGATGATATCATTTGCAATGTAGCTAAGAATAGGAATGGCGAGTTGCGTGCTGCCAAGCTAACCTTTACCAAACCAACAGGTCGTTTCTCGACCCGTGTAGATGCAAGATTGCATGATAAGAAACCTTTTTAGACTACAAGTGACTTACATTGTCACTCATAGTATGCCATTGCTTGAGCCTGGAGATACCTATTAGGCGTTTTGAAGGAAAAAGAAGGTGTATACCCATGTTAGGGTATCAAAACGATTTTTAGAGGGGTATAGGGAAAAGTTTAAGTTTCTCCTTGTTTCTTGTTTCTCTTCTGCCACCATGCAAGCACTTTCGTGCCAAACTTGAGCGCTATGAAGAGCGACAAGCCCATTGCGAGCTTTGGGAGCAGTGAGTTGTTGTCTTGTTTGCTCATGCTGTTTCTCCTTCCACTCTGTCCAGGATTGCTTGCAAGTTATCTCTTTCGAGATCCGCGCCACTATGGCCTTCTATGATTAAAGTTGAAAGCAATTGCTCAAACAGCTTACATTGCTCAAATAACTCAGGCGCTGCTGCAATTAGGCGTGCGTTTGCTTGTGCTTCTTTCCACCCATCAGTGGTGCGTGCAATGACGTTATCCTTGGAGTTGATTGCAAAGCGTAACCCCGTGCTTTCTCCTGGCGTGCAATCTTCAATTGCCCATGGCCCAGGTGTAAATGTTTCTTGTTTCTCGCTCATAATTATATCCTTTTTTGTAATGTATTTGTGAAGTCAGGCGCTTTGCTTGTATCAATTTCAGCAACTCTAAAACGATCAAACCCGTTTCTCTTTGCCCAGGCTCTCGCTTTCTCAAAATTGCTCTTATCGTTTGTAATGATTTCTTGCATCCAATCCGGATCTCCTTTTTTGATGCCCCAAAGTATTGATTCTTTCATGCTGTTTCCTTTTCAAGTTTTGTAAGTAATGCGTGAGTCTCTCGTTTCTCTTTCAAGAAATACTCAATTGATTCTGTATCATCATGAAAACGCGCTTCTCTTAACTCCTCCTCAATATTTTCAAGTGTTGAGTTTGCTTGTTTCCATAGATCAATGTTTTGTGCTGGTTTGCTCATAATTATTTAAGTTGTAGTTTAAGTTTAAGTTGTTTCTCCTCATGCATTGCATGCTTGCATGCCCTCGTTTCACGAGGCCTTGCCACATGCTTTGCACGATCCCTTTTTCGTGCTTTCTCGCCAATCTCTAGCAATTGTTTAAGCGCTTCCGGGAATATCTCGCTTGCGTGTTTCATTTCCACCCTTTCTCTTCACGTTTCATGTCTTGCCACATCATAAAAAGCGGGAAGATCCAGGGTAAGAATAGTAATATATCGTAAGTCAATGTCATGTTTTGTAGTATATTTTGAGTTATTTTTTAGTGAGTTGCACGCCAGGCGCGCGTTTCTCGTTAGTCGAGAGAGTTTTCCAGATCAATAATTATACAGCGCAAATTGTCCTGTATTTCTTGCACATTATCCCAGCTTAAACCGCTGGTTTTCATGCTTTCAAACATTGCTTGCAAGTCAATTAATTGACCTAAAAATATTCTTAATTTCTCTTTGTCCATAGATTGCTTTTAATAAGTTTAGTTATGTACGCCAATTCCAATTGTAACACCATCAAGTTTGTCGCTACCGCATGCATGCAGCCCGTTTGGCAAGCAATTACCACAGTTGCCAGGACAAGCAAAGCGCTTTTCATGCCCGGCTTCTTTAAGTGCTTCCAGCACTTCCTTACGATATTCCTTGCTGCCCGTATTGTCTTTGTCTTGATATGCCTTACTAGTTATATGTTTCCTTGCAACCGGGACAGCAATAAAACTACCGCGCACGCAAGACAACTTATTCATTTTTTCGAGCCAGGCAGCGCTGTTATATTTTGAACCGCTTGAAAGATTAAGTTTATAATTTGCAGGCCATACAAAACCGCTTTCCTCAAGTGCAATAAATGCATGCCAGCTCTTTGAATAGCCATAAACTTGCACGTCCGGCCTGGACCGTATTAATTCCATCCAGAAAACAATATTATGCCGCCCGGAAAAATCACCATCTACATATAATCTTAATACTTTATTCTCTGGGATCTCATTAAATGCATGCTGGATTGCAAGCCGCCCGGCAGCGCTGCGCATTAAAACACTATTTTGCAATTGACGAAAAAAAGCAGCCGGATATCTCCAACCTTTAAAACTGTAACACCAGCCCGTTGCAAAGTTGTCACTATCTCGTTTGTTACCTTCTCCAAACAAACATGCACCTGCGCCCGGGCAATCAAAGCCGGGCAAGCTGCTAAAAGCATAGAAAGGTAGTTTTTTATTTCCTGACTCGCCAAAAATTGAAAAGACGTTGGGTCTGTTTTGATTTTCGAACCAAGCCAGAAAGCGCGTCGCAAAATACTTAGTTGTGTTGACTTTGTCCGGGCTGCCGGGAATAGCTGCAATCAATTTAGAAAGTGCTGGCAAGTTATTTGCAAGTGCAGCGCGTGCAAGTGCAAGTTTGCCGGGCGTAGATAGTTTAGGAAGTGCTAAAGTTTTCATATTAGTTAGTTTTAATGTAAAAAACTGTATAACCGTTTTGCTTCCAAAATGCGTACTTGTCTAGTTTTGCGGCAAGATCTTTTTTATTAAAAGACCAACCCAACTGAAAAGCAGTGCCCGCCCGGTTACGTTTATAGATATAATATGTCATGTGTAGTAATATTTTGAGTTAGTAAAAACAAGCAATCTCGCTTGATATGAAAGACACTAAAATACATCAATTGTATTTGCAAGTATAAAAGCAATTATTTTAGTCTATTGTAGTTTAGGACAAATACCGCATGCTTCCAAGCATACATGCCGCCAAGTGCCGCTCCGCGGCAAAGGGCGAAAAGCAAACAAGCAAAATACTTTCATGCAAACTTGCCAATTGGACAATGTGCAAACTTGTAGCAAGCTGGTATCAATCTTGTGACATGGGAAGTATGAAAACCAAGGATGTCTTAATGCAAGTAACTT